CGCTCCCTTACGCGAGGGGAGCGACAAGTGAAACCGTGGCCCGATTGGGCGTTGTGGCTCATGTTTGTCCTGTGCCTGACCGCAGGGATTTACCTTGCCCTGTTTACACAAGGAAACTAAATGTCTAGAAAAAAACCCACATCACCGTCACCCGTGCAGCTAGGCCTGAAGGCGATGCCTAGTTGGTTCCACCCGCCCACGCTGATCCCGCCAGACAAGAAGCACATCAAGCATATCGAACTGGGCATCAACACCAAGCTGATTGACGAGCGCGGCTTACCAAGGGTGCGGAAACTATGAAGAACGTAGTGCAGGACGAGTGCCGCGTTTACACGGAGAAAGATTTCCTCATGTGGAAAACGTGGATGTGGGTTCAAGGAATCCTGACCGGCGCAGGAGTAGTCGTGATGGTCGGCATACTTACAGGAGCATGGTGATGAGCGACAAAGAATTGAAAGAACGCAAGCCGGGACTGTGCGGGTCGTGTCAAATGAATGAAGGCGTGAAGCTAGTAGCCAAGGGCCGAGGCGGACGCATCAAAACGTGGCGCTGCCAAGGATGTTTAGATAGAAAACAACCTAGCTGGATCACAGGAAAATAATGCTAACCAACAACAAAGAACTGAAAAAGATTTTGAAGGATGCAGCGGAGCGAGGGTGGGAGTTCACCAAGAGTCGAGGAAAACATATCAAGGGTAAACACACAACAGGCAAGACTGCCACCATCAGCGTATCGCCTAGCGACCATCGTGTATTGATGAACATACAAAAGGATTTACGCACATGAACATCATTACGCTGGATTTTGAAACGTATTACGACACCGAATACAGTTTGTCGAAGATGACCACGGAGGAATATGTCCGTGACTCGCGGTTTGAAGCCATTGGCGTAAGTGTCAAGATCAATGACGGCACTGCGCGGTGGTTTCCTCAACCACTGATACCCAAACTGATGGGTTGGCTCGGGGCACAGAAGTTTGCCCTGCTCTGTCACAACACGATGTTTGATGGGTTTATCCTGTCGCACCACTACGGCATTATTCCTGCGCTGTATCTGGATACCCTGTCGATGGCGCGACCGTGGAACCCCAAGGGTGTCAGCCTTGCCAAACTTGCCGCAGCTTACGAGATCGGTGTAAAGGGTACGGAGGTTGTGATGGCGCGTGGGATGCGTTATCCCGACTTCGCAGTGGAAACGCTTGCGCAGTACGGCAGGTACTGCTGTAACGACAGCGATTTGACGTGGATGCTGTACAACAAACTGACAGGAGTTACACCGAAGTTTGAACTGCTGCTGATCGACCGGGTGATCCGTATGTTCTGCACCCCACTGCTTGAACTGGATACGGATATGTTGGCGGAATACCACGCCGAGGTCGTCGCAGACAAGGAACGCATCCTGAATGAAGTGGCGATGATCGCCCCCAAGGATGTACTCATGTCCAACGACAAACTGGCGCTGCTGCTTGAGTCGATGGGTGTGGAAGTACCGATGAAAGTGTCGGTTGCCAAGTCCGAAACAGCCGGGGCCGAGGTGCTGACCTACGCCTTCGGCAAGACCGACAAGGGCTTTACCGCCCTGCTGGAAGACTCAGACCCCCTCGTGGCTGGTATTGTGGCGGCGCGTCTAGGGGTGAAGTCCACCATCGAAGAAACCCGCTCTGCACGCTTCCTAGGTATGTCCAGACGCGGCCCGTTGCCGGTGGCCCTGTCCTATTTCGCTGCCATGACCAGTCGGATGGGGGGGTCAGACAAGCAGAACCTCCAGAACATGAAGCGCGGAGGCAAGCTACGCAAGTCGATCAAGGCTCCCAAGGGGTTCAAGATCATTGCGGTGGACTCCAGCAACATCGAATTGCGGGTGACACACATGCTGGCAGGGCAGGTGGATGTGGTTCAGGCATTGCGGGACAAGCGCGACCTGTACTGCGAGTTTGCCAGCCAGTTGTACGGCAGGACGATCACCAAATCTGACGCCGCTGAAAGGTTCGTTGGGAAAATTGCCCACCTGTCCTTGGGATACGGGTCTGGGTGGGAGAAATTCAAGGAAACCTGCCGCATCTGGGGCGCTAAATTGGGCGATACCCCGGCTGAAATTGACGCGGAGGCGCAGCGCATCGTTGCCCTATACCGCTCCACCTACCGTAGCGTACCGAAGCTGTGGTACCGCTGTGATGACATGCTGCAAGCGATTGCGTCTGGTCGGAGTCTTGCTATCGACGTGCATGGATTAGCACGGACGGGGTTTGAAACGATCTATGTTGCACCGCACCTAGAACTCAAGTATCGGGATTTGCGGCGTTCCGAGAAGGGCGACTGGTATTGCACTACGTCCCACGGAAAGAAGGTCTACCTGTACGGTTCCAAGGTCGTCCAGCACTTGGGTGAGGCGTTCGCACGGAACGTCGTCATGGGTCAGTTGCTGACCATTTCAAAAGAATTTCCCGTATGCCTTGCGGTTCACGATGAGGTGGTGTACCTTGCTCGTGACGATGAAGCACAGGACGCGCTTGCCTTCGGGGTGAAGGTAATGAGCACGAGTCCTGACTGGTGGCCCGACATTCCTGTCGCTGCAGAAGGCGAGATGGGTGACAGGTATTCGTAATCATTTTTAATGTGGAGAACTACTATGTTGAAATCAACGCCAGCACGTCTAGCCAGTCAGAAAGCGTACAACGCACAACCGGAACAGGTAAACAAACGGGAAGCGAATAACCGTGCCCGGTATGCCGCATTGAAAGCAGGTACGGTACACAAGGGGGACAACAAGGAAGTTGACCACAAGAAAATGCTGAAGGATGGTGGCACCAATGCCCCGTCAAACTTGCGTGTCGTATCCGAATCAACCAACGCCGCATGGCGGAAAGGAAAGAAGGGATCACTGTGAACCAAACTGAAAAGCGCAGGATGTGGAAAGCGAAGTACCGCCGGTGGAAAGTCCAGCGTGCCGCATACCATACTCAAATGGTACAAGCAGTGTACTTGGCTACCGCCGCCGCAGCCGCCCCCGAAATACATAAACCCACGATGCAATGAAAAAAATAACCTTTAGCCATTCGTCACTGAAAGATTTTGATAACTGTGCGCTCCAGTATTACCACAAAAGAATTCTGAAGGACATTCCTGACGTTAAGGGCGAAGCCGCCACATGGGGGGAGCGGGTACACAAGGACTTTGAACTACGCATGACTGAGGGGCGACCGCTACCCGACTACCTGACGCACTTTGAACCCACGATGAATAAATTCCTTGGGTACGAGTTCAAGTGCGAATGGAAAGTATGCCTGAACGACGAACTAAAACCCACGGAATGGATGGCAGCGGATGCGTGGCTGCGTGGAATTCTGGACTTGTTTATCCGCATATCCCCCACGGCTGCAGCGGTGCTTGACTACAAGACGGGTAAACACAAAGACGACTTTGACCAGTTAAAGCTGTGCGCATTGATGGTGTTTGCTCACGAACCGGAGGTAGAAGAAGTACGCAGTGGCTTTATCTGGACGCAAAGCAAGATGGTTGATACGGAGATTTACTACCGCAAGGATGCCAACAAACTATGGGAGGAAGTCATATCGAAGATACGCCGCGTGTACCGTGCATCGGAATCAGACAACTGGCCTGCCAAACCTTCGGGGTTGTGCAACTGGTGCGGCTTTAAACCACAATGTCCTTATGCGAGGAAATGAATGGTGACAGGAAAGGGGGATAGGAGAGCACAAGCCGCTAGATACCGCGCAAAGTATAAAGAACGCGACAAAGAACGAAACAGGGTGAAAAAAGCAAAATACTACGCAAAGTATAAAGAACGAATCGCGGCACAAAAGAAGAAATATTATCTTGCTAATAGGGAAGTTTACATTGCGCGTGAATATAAACGCCGACTTGAAAAGCCTGATGTAGTTAGAGCGGAGCAAGCGGCATATAGAATAAAAAATCACGAAAAGATTTCTGCATACAAAATAAAAAACCACGAAAAGTTTTCTAAATATGCGAAGGAGTATGGTAAAAAAACACGCGACGAATTGCACGACTACTATGTAATAGGGCATTTAATACGAGACACCACAATGTCCGCAAAAGATATACCACAGTCATTGATCGAAGCAACCCGTGTTTTACTTAAACTTAAACGAGGAATTAAAAATGAACTCAGTAAATGAACTCAGAACAAATCTTTCCGCCGTCTGGGAGAAACTTATAGTAGGTCACATGACCCCACAAAAGGCAGCGGAGTTTGCCAACATCGCAGGGAAGATGATTAACAGCGCCAAAGTTCAGATTGAATACTACGCACTGTGTAAAGAAAAGCCAGAAATTACGTTCCTGAAAGACGATAGCAAAACAGGGAAGAAATAAAATGTACCACACAGATGCTAAAAAAACTAACAGCAACGCAATTATCCCCGCAGCAAAAGAATGGCGGATGCTTGAATACTTAGAAGATGAGGACGGCACTAAATTCGAAAGCTGGGACATAATTGCGTGGCAACTTTCGACAGACCAAAATTATTTAAATCCTATAACACTATACGGTGTCCAAGACGAGGGGGGAGTTGTCGCTAACCCTGACAATGTGGTTTTTGAAATAGAAGGCGACATGTGGCCGAATATAGAATCTTGGCTTGCGGATAAACGAAGAAATGAAGTCATGCATAACGAATCAAACGCCCGATGGGAGAAAGAAAATGACGCCAGAGGGTAAGGTTAAGGATAAGGTCAAGGCGCTACTTAAAAAGCACAACGTGTACTGGCACATGCCAGTACAAAACGGAATGGGTTCGCCTTCACTGGATTTCATCTGCTGTGCGAACGGGTTGTATTTGGCAATAGAAACGAAAGCACCCGGTGGCAAACCAACGCCGCGACAGGTCATCACCATGCACAGTATCAAAGAAGCGGGTGGCACCGTCATGGTGATCGACGGTTCCGATTACACAATTCTGGAGCAGTGGCTTAATGCTAATTGTTGAAAGTCGCAGGGCAATTGTCCTTAAACCGGACAACGCGGCGCAGATTACCAGTTGCATACCGAGTGCCAGACCTTTCCAATACAAGGGTCAAGGGTTGCTGTATATCCCCCACAACCTTGACGAAACGAAGGTGCTGCGTAACCTTGGTATCTCCGTCCCAAGTCCGATGGGGTATCAGTACAACTGGCCCAAAGCGCAAGGCAAGTACAATCCGTTCGCCCACCAGCGCGTTACATCCGAGTTCCTGACCTACCACCAGCGTGCGGCGATCTTGAATGCCCCACGTACCGGGAAAACCAATAGCTGCCTGTGGACGGCAGACTACCTAATGCACCAGAAATTAGTTCGCAAGGTGCTGATCGTATGTCCTATGTCCACGATGGATATGGTATGGGCTGCGGAGATATTCACCAGCTTCTGGTGGCGTAAGGGCGTGGTGCTGTACGGTGATCGTGCTCGTCGGTTGAAACTGCTGCAGCAACCCGCTGACTTCTACGTTGTGAACCACGATGGATTTTCCATCATCAAGGATTCACTGCCCGACGACATCGACTTGGTTATATACGATGAGGCGGCGGTGCTGCGTAACCCGTCAACGATTCGGTTCAGGCACTTTCATAACTTTATGGATGAGCACCCCGACCTTCGTCTGTGGCTGTTGACTGGTACACCTACACCAAACGAACCAACGGATGCTTGGGCACTGTGCAAGTTGTTGAAGGCACCCGGTTTGCCACGACACACGCTGTTTCGTGAGCAGGTGATGATGAAGATCGCCATGTGGACATGGAAGCCACGACCGGGCGCTGAACAGATTGTCAGCCAGTACCTGCAACCGAGTATCCGCTATACACGGGAAGACTGCTTCGACCTACCGGACACGATGTACGAGACACGGCAGTGCGACCTGACTCCGATGCAAAAGAAGATGTTCCTGTCCATGATGCGCCAGCTTGTCACTGAGGTTAAGGGACAACAGATTACGGCAGTGAATGAAGCGTCGAAGGTGCAGAAACTTCTTCAGATTCTGCTCGGTGGGGTGTATACAGATGATGGGGGTACGGTACCGGTTGACTGCTCACCACGCATCGACGTGATCCGCGAAGTCATCGAAGAGTGCAGCGAGAAGGTACTGATCTTTGTGCCGTTCACTGCGGCGCTTCACAGCATTGCAGAAGCGTTGAGCAAGCACTTCAAGGTGGCGGTTGTCAACGGCGCAGTATCCAGAAACCAACGCAACTTGATCTTCAAGTCATTCGTTGACGACAAGAACCTGCGTGTCTTGGTGGCGGACGCTCGGTGTATGCAACACGGTTTGGACATGACCCCCGCGACTACGATCATCTGGGCGGGGCCGACGAACAGCAACGAAACGTATGAGCAGGCCAATGATCGCATTAAAGGGCCGAAGCAATTACTTAAAACACAGATTATTCACATTGAAGCAACGGAGGTAGAACGACGCGCCTTTAAACGCCTGCGGGATCGGCAGTCGATGCAGGGTTTATTGTTGGAATTGATCGAAAACCAAGAGGAGTTCCTATGACCATTACGGTTGATGTTGTTGTAGCGAAGTACATTGAAATGCGAGATGAAGTAGCACGGATTGAAGCTGAAGCGAAGGAACGTGTGAATGCCGTAGAGCAGAGCATGTCAAAGCTGGATGCGTGGCTGCGGCTGAAGGCAGACCAAGATGGTGTTGAATCATTTAAAACCGCCGCAGGTACAGCGTACTTTACGACCGTTGATTTTGCGCAGGTAGCAGACTGGACTGTCACCCTTGAATACATTATCGGAAAGGAGGCGTGGGACTTATTAGAGAAACGTGTATCCAAAATAGCAGTACGATCAATTATTAATGATACCAAGGAGGTGCCACCGGGAATTAACTATGGCACCAAACGTGTACTGAATGTTCGCAAGCCAACTGCAAAATAGGAAGGTAAAACAGAATGGAAACTCTACCCGCATTGAACGCCTCACAACTCCCCGCTTACATGCAAGGGAGGGAGGATGCTTCATCCAGTCTCGTAGCATCGCTGTTAGTTGGCGCACCGACCAGTGTGCCGCGCATTTCCCTGAAGCAAGGGCGGTTCCGCATTCGTGAAGGTCAGGACGAATTTGTTCTGGATCAGTTGTTCCTTGATACGGTGATTGTTGGTGCCGTACCGGGCGTGTCGAAGATGTTTTACATCAAGCCTTGGAACCCCGGCGACGAGCCGACCGCACCTGACTGCCACTCTGTGTTGGGTGTGAAACCCGAAGCGGATTCGGTCGCTCCGCAGAATGACATTTGTGCAACGTGTCCGAAGAACCAGTGGGGGTCGAAGCTGACTCCGCAGGGTACTGAAATCAAGGCGTGCAGCGACTCCCGCCGCATTGCCGTGGTTCCGGCTGACGACCCGACCAAAACGTACCTGATGGTGGTTCCGGCTGCGTCCATGCGCAATCTGACCAAGTACGTGAAAGACCTCACCATGCGTGGTTACGAGCCGGATATGGTGCGTACCCGCCTGACATTTGATGCTGCTGCGTCCTACCCGTTGCTCCAGTTTGCGTTTGCTGGATTTGTAGCGGAACAACTCTATCCGAAGATTCAGGAAAAGAAGGAATCGGTGGATGTTCAGGATGTACTGGGTATGTTGGGTCGTTCTAGTGCACCACGGGCGGTAGGGGCGAAGAAAGTAGATGTGCTTGGCCCCCCTTTGACTAATCCGGCTGAAATGAATCCGACACCCGCCCCCGTTTTGCTGCAACAAGCCAAACCCAACGGTTTTGGGGGCACTACGACAGCACCGGCAGTAGAAGTTGAAGCGCCATCCGAAGCACCCAAGCGGCGCGGTCGTCCCCCGAAAGCTGATGCACAAATACAACAGGGGATGCCCAGTGGATTTGGTAATGCTGCACCTGCACAACCTATCCAACAAGCTCCAGTATCATCTGGTACTGTCTCGGGTGCCAATTCTATGGCCGATTTGGAAGCGGAACTGGATAGCCTGCTCAAGTAAGTTTGTAATTAGCTAGGTTGATCCGGGGCGGGGGAACGAGTATCTTCAGTCTCCCCCGCCTTCCCTTATTCGCATGGAGTTCTCTTATGGATTGCTTAGAATTTTTAACACGGGTATTGCCGGATCAGACATTTGGTACTTATGTAGGAACATACAAAAAGAAGAGGTTGTGGAACGAAGGGTTCAGTACGATAGAAGAACTGGCACAAGCCAGCCTGAAGGCAAGTGCAAAGGGTTTGACCGCATACTACGCACTAGGCGTGTTCACCGATAACTATGGGCCTAATGAAAACGGCAAGGACATCTGGCAACGCAGGGGCGATCAAGCCGTAGCATTCAAAACGCTGGCCCTTGATATTGACTGCGGCGAAGACAAACCGTACATCGACCAGAACGTTGGACTGCAGGAGTTAGTCAAATTCCTGAAAGCATCCCGTCTTCCATTACCAATGATTGTATCCAGTGGCAATGGACTGCATTGCTATTGGACGCTTAACGCCGCGATCCTGAAACCCCAATGGGTCGCCGCTGGCTTAGGGTTGCGTGCTCTGTGCAAGCAATACGGGTTTGAAGTCGATTGGTCTAAAATCCACGACGCGTCGATGGTACTGCGTCCCATTGGTACTACGAATTTCAAAGGCGGCAATACGGTAGCACTGCTTCGTGATGCTGGGCCGTTTGATTTCGACACCCTCCTGACGATTATCGGCACTAGCGAACGAACTGTGAATGCTGCGCTCCCGCCAGCACAACCAGTTCCAATCGCACGCAGCGCACTGGTTGACGCATTGCTTGAGGGTACAACATACCCACCCTCTGACCCCGACAAGATCGTCGCCAACTGCGCCCATATAAAGCGCCTGACATCAGCGGGGGGTGCGGGTATACCAGAACCCGAGTGGTATGCATTGATGGGCGTGGCGTCAGCCTGTATCGACCCCGAGGCAGTGGCGATCAATTGGAGTAAGGGGCACGAGACATTCACACCAGAAGGGACGATAGCGAAACTCAGGCAGTGGACTAGCAAGACGACTGGCCCCGCTACATGCGCTAAATTCGACGAACTGAAATCCGGTGTGTGCAGTAAATGTCAGTTCAATAAGCTAATAGCAAGCCCAGCACAGTTGGGTGCACCAGCACCGGAGAAAATAGCCGCCCCCGCACCTGATGCCGAAGTAGACGAATCCCAACCCTCTCCCTTTGCAGAACCGTCAATTGAATTTCTCCGCGCTGTAGATGGCATCTATGCCCAAGTTGCTGGCGTGTCGGTACAGATAAGCAACTACGACCTGTTTCCGATTCAGATTGTCCGTGACCCTGCCAACGGGTTCGATGAAAGTGTGTGGGTGTGGGACAAACCGCACGCCGGGTACGTCAAGATGCGGATTCGCAACTCGGCCATGTTCGCTACCAAACCGGATGAACTAATAAAAAGCCTCGCAGAAAACAGCTTTCTGCTCATGGATGTAAAACAGACTGGCAATATAGGGCGGTATATGCGTGCATATCTGCAGCAACTTCAAAAACATCAAGCCTCATCTGAACTGTACGACTCATTTGGATGGAAGAACGATCACAAGTCATTCGTCATCGGCAACATTGAATACCGGAGGAACGACAAGGGCGGGGTGGATTCGATAGAAGTCGGTATGTCCAAGGTAATTTCAAACAAGGGGTTTGACAAGGCGTTCGTACCCAAGGGTGATGCCAAACTGTGGAAGGCACTGACTAAGGGACTGAGCCACCCGACACTGGCAGGACACGCATTTGCCCTTGGCGGAGCGTTCGCCGCGCCGCTAGTGCAGCTTACCGGGCTGAAGGGCATCATGGTATCCCTGCTGGGCGAGACTGGTCTGGGTAAGTCAGCCATGCTGGAATGGATCAACTCGGTGTACGGCAACCAGCACATCCTCGGTATCGGCAGGGGCACGCAGATGGGATACGCCGACCGCATGGGCATGATGGCGCATATGCCAATCACCATTGATGAAGTCACGGATATGCCCCCCGAACAAGCCAGCGACTTGGCGTACTGGGCAACGGAGGGGCGGGACAAGAACAGGAAAACCGAAGCGATCCCACGCATCTGGGCGCTGCCCGTGTACGTATCCACCAACAAACCGTTTCGTGAAAAGAGTATGCACGGTAGTCAGAGCGAAGCGGTGTCGATGCGTGTGCTGGAATTTACTTTTGAAGAAAACATCATGTTTAACGGCCCCAAGAACATGGGTGCCAAGGTGCGCGAAATCATTTGGAATAATTACGGGTACGCCGGTCACGAATTCATAGTCGGCTTACTGAAAATGGGAGCGCCGGAAATTAATCGGCGTATCAAGGCAACCGAGTTGTACATAGCTGAACACTACGGCGCTATATTTGGTGCCATAGAACGGTACTGGAAGATGGCGATTGTGCTGCACCATCTAGGTATCACGCTGGCAAACGAGATGGGACTGATTTTGTTCGATGCAGACGCTGCCACCCGGTGGGCGCTTGACCAACTGCCGATCCAGCGGGTGCATATTGCAAGCGGTGCGCTCGACACCTACGATCTGATAGCGGAGTACCAGAACGAATTCAACGGTGCCTGTCTTACCATGTCCTACGGCAAGGGCTACCCAGTTACGCAAGACCCTGCACCGCGTGGCGAAGTGCGTATTCGCAAGGAAATCTACATCAATACTGCGGGTCAGCCAGAACGGGGCAGCATGTTCTTCGACAAGTTCCACTTCCAGAAGTGGCTTATCCAGACCGGGTACGATATGAAGCGCATCGTGGAGACAGTGTGCCGCGACGGTGCCGAGTTCCGCCCGAATAAATGGGGCAAGATTTACATGGGTAAGGATTCAAACATGAAGCTGGGTCAGGTCAGGGTGATTGGGTTTGATCTAACCCACGAGAAACTGCGCGGTATGCTGGCCCCTGTCAGCAGTACAGCTACAACGACAGATACACGCACCAACGTGCTGAAGCTGCATAAGTAAAAAAAACCCCCGGCGCGGCATATTCAGCACCGGGGGCAAAGACCCTGCGTCACGGGGGGGAGGAGAATGTGCGCAGGGGTCAAACCGCTACATCTGAAATTGCTTTTTCCGCATTGCATCAAAAAGCTGTTCGGTCTGGGACTTTGGGGCAGCGTTTGCCATCAACTCCATTGTACGCTTCGTCCGGTCAGGCTCGTACATTTCCCGCTCGTACATTTCCCGCATCTTGGCAATCTGCGCGGTGAAGTCGGGCACCTGTGCTGCGGGGGGAGTTATAACTTGTGCCGGGGCAGTCGCCACAGAAGCGGCTGCAGGGGGCGCAGGAGCGGTTTCGGGCGCGGTTGACACCTGAGTACCCTCCACAGGCTCGGCGCTTGCCACGGGTGGCTGCGCTGGCGGCATCGACGGGTTTGGTGTTGCAGCCGCTACGGACAGGGCGGTCGGTTCGCTTTTCCTGACATCAGCCTGAAAGCTGGGAGACATCCCCGCCATTTTAGATACCTTGGAGATGTAGTTCCGAGTCTCGGCTGGTAAGGCTCCCATACCGCGTTTGTCAACGTTTCCCGGCCCGTGGTTATACGCAGCCAAGGCTTCGGGCAACGTGGCGTACTTATTCAGCATTGCCTTCAAGTAGTCCACACCAACACGTTCCTGTTCATTGGGACTGTTATCGGTTGCAGGCTTTACCCCATACCCCGGTTTACGCAATGTTTCCGGCATGGTCTGCATAGAACCTATCGCACCAGAATTAGGATTGTACGCGTGGCGGTTCCCCCCACTCTCGGCTTGTCGCACTGCAGCAATTACCCGTCTGAATTCTTCGTCCGTGTATTTAGCCATTACATCTTCAACCGGTTAAGTTTTTTGCCCATTTCTTCGGCGTATTTTCTTTCTGTGCGGATTTTATATTCCAAATCCGCTACAGCCAAAGCACGAGCAAGTTCAGTGTTACCGGAAATTTCGTTATATAAATTTCGCATTGGATCGCCCGGTTTATTTCCTTCACCATATGTCTCGTTAGGCGTTGGTGTACTTGCTTTACCTAATTTAAATGCAAAACTAGGAAAGTAATCCGGTTCCATCGTTTTTTTCATGAACTCCAAATGCGTACTGGGTTCTGGTGTACCAAAGCGCGACGGCGTGTCGGTATATTGTGAAAGCCCTCGACTGATGATGTCGTCTGGAACCCTATCCGTAACGCGATTTTTAAGTCCGGCCAGATTTCGCATATAGTTTATTGGCCTGTCTGACGGCATGTCACGATTCCACGAATTGTTATTGTTATCCATAGTCAGTTACCACCTACGCATGTAATTAATTCCAAACTCGGGACTGAATTCCTTAATGCGCATTTTGCCATCTGGGGTATTTACTGACCCAATCGCCCCACCCCCACCAACGTAGGGTGAAATCGTTGATTGCTTATCGACTGGTATATCCAATGCCACGCGCCCTCCCCCCGACAAAATCCCTTGTCCTACTCCACCACTCCCCGACATACGCAACATCTCGCGCAAGCGCGTAATGAATTCACCTTGTTCCGCGTCGCTAAAACGCTGATTCAGTAGTTCTTCGTCAGTCGCCATTGTCAGTTTTCCTCAAACAGCAGTTTTGCGGACGGGCGCTGCGCCTTTGACACCGACTTTATTTCGCGCTCGGCCAACGTCATTTTTGCCAGTTTGGTTGCTGCGGACAGTTTTGTGTTGAATTCGCCTATGTACAGTTCCGTGCCTTTGAATATGTCGTTGTGCTCACGCACCAAGGCACGCACTTCGTTCAATGCATCGGTGTCGCGGAGGATAGCGGCGCGTGTACCCATTTGGATAAATCCACTGGACAGTTCCTTGGCATATGCGCGACTGTACTCTTCCAACCGCACCTTGTCGTTGGACAGGAAAAACGCCTCGGGGTAGAAACCCAGAGCGCGTGCGCCGATGTCAATGGCAGTCGGTTCCTTGATTACGATCTGGCCGCGTTTATTCAGCACGTTGTCGTACTTGTAGTACAGGTACGCATCCGTAAAGTTTTTCAACCCCGTGACAGGGTTTTCTTTTGCTGCACGTTCAAAGTCACCCCGCGCCAGCGCCCCCAACGAACGCACTGTACCTCCTACTGCGCCAATCGGCGCTCCCAGTGCCTTGCCAAACTCCTTCTCCACATCCGCCCCCGCACGCCCCAGTCCGAGGAACGGGATACCTACGTTTACCCCCGCACGTCCGAAGAACTTCGTTCCGGTCATGGTGTCGAGGATGCCATGCATGGCGATTTTATCCAGCGGTACGCCGAGTTCATTACCCCACGCCTTGAGGAACAGGTTCAGTTCGCGTTCGGCGTTGCCCTTGGTGATCGAATTACCCATTCCGAACCGTTGCGAAATGATGTCAATCAGGGTTATCAGTTCTTCAAACAGCGGGATACCCTGCGCCCCCGAGAACATATGCAGTATTCCAAGGAACAGCAGACGACCACGCGGGGGGAGATTCCGCAGCAGTTCCAGCGTCGTCACGGCAAAGGTCTTGTACATATACACCATCGACATGACACCGCTACGGAATAGCTTCGGGCGGTTTGCTTGGCTATACACACCTTGCGTGTCAAACACCATTTGCACTGCGGCTTTTCCAACGTAGTCCTGACGGGGCGAACTCTGCGTCAGGGGGTTTATTGTGTTGTCCATCCCCGCAGCGGCGGCACGCTCGTTGTACAGTTCGTAGGACGCCAGCAGGGTCGCCATCCGGTTCATTTCTTCCGTGGCTGCAAACAGTGCCATTGCCCGACCCATAATCTCGTCGCCCTTGGAACCATACACTTTCTTCGACGCTGACCCCATCATTGCGTTCACGTTCTGTGGCGCAGTCACCCCCGACTCCGACTGAATCTGGATGAACTTCCACGCATCAAGCGAGTAGCCGTTATGCAGGATGTTCTTCTCGCCCACTTTCTTACCCGCGTTTTTAGCTTCCGCCGCCTTGACTTGATCGGCCAGCCACGTATGCGCGAAGAACGTTTCCGTATTCCACAGTTGCGCCGCTGACTTCATCATGACCGGACTGAGCACCTTGACCGCTTTTATCAACGCTTTGGCAGAGTTTATTTCCCCGAACCCGCCACCGAAACCCGTCTTATCGTTGTACGTGGCAAGGCCCGACAGCGCGTGTAGTGGTAGTGATGTCAGGTTGGTAACGGCAGATGCGAACGCAAGGCCAATCTGTACCACGGTGGTCACGGAACGCACTTGGGAAGCGAACTGGTTGCTGTCGTCGCTGCCACCTTCCTTGAAGAACCATGTCACAAACTCCTGCGCGGCATCCCGTGGCTTACCACGGTGAACCCCTTGCTGCGCTTCGTACAACCGTTTGGTGCCCGACAGATCGTGCTCGGCTATCGTAATGAGCGCCTTATTCCCCCCCGCTCTGGCGGAGGCCAGTGCCTCTTCCATCTTGGCAATCTGGGCCGTGCCGTCACCCCAGTATTCACCGTTCACGTCCGTCATCACCGATTCCATCTGGGGTGCAATGCGACGGGCCGCGATCAGGGCCGAACGGCGCGACAAGTCTTCGGACACTGCAGTCACGAAATCTTCACTAGCGCCGGGGCGTCCCACGCGCTTCAGGTGCTGGCGTACAGCGGAGTCGGCGTCGGTCGTGGCTTTCACAGCTTTGGTGCGCTGATCCAGCGACAGCTTGATACCGAGTTTGTCCAGCGCACGCATGATTTCGCGGTACTGGATGCGGTCGGATACCCGCTTTGCGGTGCGCTTGGCTTCTACTTTGCCCACTTCAATCGTGGCGTTTTCAACCACCTCGCCGTTCTTCAGCAGGATCGGGTATGCCACATCCTTGTAAGTATCCACCATGAAGTCGCGTGATTTCTTCATGAACTCCAGATCGTCATCAGCGTAGATGGGCAGCAACTTTGCAAACGAATCGTCCACTTGGTCAGCGGGGATCAGGTTGCCGTCACCATCCTTATACGACAGGTTCACGATGTACTTGCCGTACCGTTTGAGGGGGGCGTAGCCACCGAGGATCGACTCGACTGCGAAGATGCGCTGTGACATCAGTTGCGGTCTGTCCAGCCCCGAAATCATGATGGAGTTGGTGATACGGCGTGCGCGGTCAGGAGCCTTCGACTTCACCCCGTCGTTGATGTCCTGCGCTGCCGCCCTGAGTTCGTCCACAGTCATGTCCAGTGCTTGGGCAACCTGCTGCATCTGTGGGTCGTTGGCGTTGGCCGTTATTACACCGTACAGGTTCTCATCCAGTTCGATCAACTTCTTGATCGTTTCATCGCTTGCTGCCGTCACAACGCCTGTGGCAGGGTCAATACCGATATTCTTCTCGGCATACTCCATCACGCGTCTACGCAAGTCCGCGACCAACTCGTCAACCTTCTTCCCTGCGTCGGTGTTGGGGATGCCAAGGCGCTGCGAGTTCAGGTAGTCTGTCGTGGACTCCATATCCGCAATCTCTTCGCCGTAGTACAACGAGGCAGCGCCATCCATCATGGCTTCCATCGTGTCTTTGTATGCCTTGTACTCAGCCTCAGTCATCTGCGGCATCGGCTTGCCATCCAGCGAGTCCTGCACGTTCTTCAGTTCTGCCTCGGAGAACATCCCACGTTCTTTCATCGCCTGTACAGCCACCGCTGTGCCGTCCTTCTGCTCTTCGTAGATCGGTTCGTTGCGTTTTTGCATGTAGTACATGATGTCCGAGGGGGTCAGACCGTCGCCCTTACGGATTGTGGTGTAGTAAATGTATTTGCCAATCTTGTCGCGAGAGGCTTTCGGCATCGCCATGAGCCTAGCCAGCTTTGCGTTAAACACGGTTTGGAGCGTCAGCTTGATGCTGTTGTATGTCTCCGCAAGGTCGTAGATTTTCGAGTAACCGAACGAACGCGAGGCAACGTAACGCACGTTGTTGAAGTGCGAGATGCCATCGGACAGCATTTCCTTACCCCGGCGCATCCACTCGCCCGTGCGCTCCTGACTGGTTTGGTCGTCGCCCTTCTCCCGCGCCTGATTCACAGCGTCGTAACCGAACTCGGCTGGCTGCATACCGGGCCGCGTAGCGGTAAAGGCTGATGTGATGCTGCCACCGGGGATCGTTTGGTAGTTGACGCTTTCACTGCCGCTGTACACAACCGTGTCTTCTATGGAACCAAGGAACGACGGTGCGCCTTCCAGTACACGCGCCAGCACAGACTGGGCAAACGCGGGGTCGCCAGTAAACTCATCCAATCCGAGGAAATCTTTCATTGCGTTGATGAATTGCCGCCAGACGGAGGGTTTCAGCACACCCACTTCTGACTGCACTTTCATCATCCGGTTTTGCAGGGTGCGGTTAGTCAACGCTTCCGTAACAAATTCGTTCAACGTTTTGAATGCATTCTTCAGTTCGGGGTCTTCGCCCAACACTGCCCGTGCTTCTTCGTACAGTTTGGTCATGCGCTCGTATGCCAGACGGAGGCGCTGTTGTTCCTTGGTCATACTGTCAAACGGGGTTTTGTTCGATACAGCTTGGTTGTACTCCGCTTCTGCGCGATCCAGCAGGTGCGTCGTCACCGAGTGGACGTATTCGTGAAGGATGGTTTCGATGTTCTCGCCACCACGGTAGATCGTAACGGTATTGGTTACAGCGTCAAACGACCCCGCAATGCGTTCGCCTTCGGCGCTTTTACCCTCAGTGTTTGAGTAGACGAGGTTGATGTCACCAACGCCGAACGACAGCAGTGCTTCCGCCAGTATCTTATACAGGGGGCTGGTTCCACGACCATCTTGACTGATTTCCCGCAACAGCGAAGTCGAGTTTGTATCGGGGTTTGTCAATGCTTCGTTCACCCACGCAGGCACTGTTGGGTCGGAAGGCTGTGCCGGTTGGTTATCTTGCCTGCGGCGTGTCGAAGAACGCGCATTCGCCCTGCGCTCTTGCTTGGGCAACCCGGTCATCGGATTGCGTTCCTCGCTACCAACAGCCTCCGTCGCTCCGTAGCTGAACGACTTGTCCACCGTAGTGGTTTCGTACTCGCTGTCGATGATATTGAACGCAGACCTTGCTGTAGTCATTTCAGGCAGCACGACTACCATCGACTTACCGGCGAAGTGGGGGGCGATTACGTCATTAATGAATGACGCTGGTGCGTTGATACACCCGTAGCTGATGCGCTTATTCAGCGGGTTGGCAGATTGCAAACGCCCCGCCCGGTTTTCCGACGGAGTACCCAAGTAAACCGTATGGATCGCCATCTGAGAGTTGTCGTACTGCTTAACAACCACGGTCTGACCATATTCTTTTGTATTGGCACCCGTGGCTTCGTAGATGCCTGCTTCCGTCACCTTGTCGGCATCGGTGGTTTCGTTAAGTCCTTTACTTGCTTGTGCTGTGGTCAATGCGTCAGCGCGTGCCTTGCCTGTGATGGCAGGGGATTTACCACCTTCGTACAGCTTGCCACCTTCATCGAACGCAAACATGAAACCATTCTGTTTATCAACGAGGATGAACGGAAGGTTTTTGTTCTTGTTGTTCCGCACCATCCAGTCGGCGGTGTAACGCACTTGCGACCCAGCTTGCACCCCTTGGAAATCAGCGCGAGGGCGCTCACTAGTAATGGTTTCCAGAATCTCCACGCGGGTGGGCGTGGGCATTGTCATGGCTTCGGCCCGTTGTGCCACGGTGGGCGAGAACGCAATCGTGAGTGCCATGATGCCAGCGACAGCAAGTTTACCCAGCTTGGTCAGTATCTCCGCAAGTCTGCCCGTAAACTTGGAAGCATTAACTTGGAAGTCAGCGTACATCTCCAGAAGTTTTGCCCGAACAGCGGCGTTCCATCCGGTACCCGCCATCTTTGTTTGGGCGCGAATTATCCTAGCGGCGTCCGCTCTGTCTGCGCTATTTAAAAGTCCTTCAACCTGCGCTTCTTGTATGTGACCGGCGCGTTGCAATTCATCTATGCGCCCTTGCGTCTTGTAATTGTCCAGCAGCACGGTAAAAACGGAACTGAATATGGCATCAGCGCGTGGCGTCCAGTTACGCTGGCTTCCACCGCCGGCAGTCCACTGCGAAAAACGTTTGTATATGTAGTCGGAAGCAGAATCTACTTCCTCACCTTCAGTGTTCGTCGGCTTTGTATTCCAGTCTTTGTACCTACCAACAGCAGGCACGCGGTCATCGGCCTGTTCTTGTTGCGCCAACCGAAACAGTTCATTTTTTTGTCCCGGCGTAAGCGCAGCTTCCCATTGCGCCCTGTCTTCGGCTTTCACTCTTTCGTTTTCTTCGATCACCGCCGCTTCCAACGCTGCTTGTTGTGCCGCTTCTTCCTTGGCGGTTTTTGCTGCGTATGCTTCTGCTTGACCTTCGTTCGTCAGGTCTTCCCGATTATCAGCAGCCGCAGCAACTTCGCCATTAGCAAGGATTTCGTCAGCGGCGGTTTTAAGGTCAGCCTTTGTTCTTTCCTTCGGCGCGGGGGTAGGTCTATCGGTGGTTTCATCAATAACTGTGGTATCGGTATCGACGCCCGAAATCAACGACGATTCCTGTTCTTCAATGCTGCGTGTTAATTCATTTTCTAGTTTTGTTATCCCCTCTGCTATCCTTGGAAGTTCTTTTGCGGCAGACCTTTTCTCCGTAACGTTACCGTTGTCACGATAGTGTTGGAAAATCCGCTCGGTCGCACGCAATGCTTCCAGTTTCAGTTCGGGTACGTCGTTTGGTGAGTCTTCAGCAGCTTGTTTCAGTTTTTTGAATAACAGCCCTTGTTCCTTGCGCAGTGAAACAAGCGTTTTATCTACGACGTTTTCAACGTCTTCACCCGTCAACTCCTGATCCGTTACCGCCCCTTGGTCGCCCTCATTGGCTTCATCGGTCGCTGCGGACGCATTGCTTGATTCGTTGTCCGTCGCTTGGGTTGTGTCGCCTTTACGCCGACGCGCTCTGGGAGTTTTCCCGGCGGCGTTTCTTTTGACCACCGGGCCAGCATCACCGGATTGTTTGTCGCCATCCACCGACGTTGTGCTTCCGACTTCAGGGGCATAATTTCCCTCCAGTATAGAACGACGAATGTTGATGGATCTAGCGCCACTTACGATGAAATCCGCCATAGGGTCAGTACCCGCAGGCTTTTTAACAGCATCCAAGTACGCTTGCTCAAAGCGATTCAGTGGCTGCGCTTCCTGCCACTGCTGGTAAGCGTTTTCATACGCCGCCTTGAAAGCGTCACTACCCATTACCTTGTTGGAACGCTCTTTAATTACGCGATCCAGCGTGTCGCCTTTGTACTGAGACAACAGCTTTTCCGTGGCAAACTGCTGCCGATACAACTCGTCGTTACCCCACATGATGATTACATCGCCTGACTTATCATCAACGACGACTTTTATCTTGCCATCACGTTGTTCTTCCTGCGTTACTTGAACCGGGGTTTCGTCGGCTTTGGTGGCCGCGATGGTTTCGATGGCGCTTTGGGTTTGGTCAGTCCCAGACCCGGCTTTAGCATTTGTGCGATTGCTCCTCGGTTTACGGGCATTTTGTTTCTCCTTGGCGGCGTTGACCACGTTAACCAAATCAAGCGTACCCTGCGGTGAGCGATACCACCCTTGGGCATCCGGTGCGTTCAGTTCGCTGGTGTCGTACTTTGAAAACGTCTTGATTGCCCAGTCCGAAATCCTGTTTGCCAGTGCGTAGTCGGGGTTCTTCAGGTCGAGCGCACGCAAGTACTGTTCGTTTGCCTTGTTGTACGTGGCGCGAACTTCGGACAGCGGCGGCGCTTCGGGTTCGGGCGCGGAGGGTGCAGTCAGTTCAAACTCGGGGGCCATAAACCCTTGGCGCTCAACTGCATCGCCCTTTGCTTTGTTTGCAGCCACGAACGCACGCAGCCCATCCATGCGCTTCAGGTCGGCGCGAGTCTTATTTTGCTTTGCTTCCAATACGCCCAGTTCCTGCGATGCCAACTCCCATTCAGGACGCGTAGATACCGGCGCTACAGAAGGGGCCAGCGTTTCGGTTACTACTGGTTCGCTAGACAAATTAAACGACGGACGCTCGGCTTGATCCCATTGAGCACGACGTTCTTCCAATGCTTTTTGTTCCGCAAGCGCGGCTTCTACCGGCGTCGGTTGGATGGGTTGTTGCAGCTTGGAGCCTGCAAGCGTAGCCAGTGCTTCAGTCGAGGCTGGAGCGTCAGGTACACCATTAAGAATTTCGTCTGCTGTGCCTGTATCAATCGGCGTTACGCTCGGTGCTTTTGCAACCGTTGCCGACGCATTGCTATACAACCGCACTGCATTTCTAAGTGCTTTAGCTTCGTTGGTGCGCTTACCTTTTTGCGCTGCCAAAATCGCAGTGAGTATGGTTTCGTGTGTTTCCGGCGGCGCAAGTTCCAGCGATTTATTCAGATCAGTCAGTTTGATTTTTACAAGCGCCTTCAGCCCGTCTGCGATACTGTCATCAGCGTCAACGGCTTTCATCGCCTCACTAACCACCGTGGCTTTCGCCTCCAGCTTGACTTCCGCTTCCTTCTTGGCAGTTTCCGCTGCTTTCACTACTTCATCCTGCTGCTTCTTCGCCGCTTCCTGTACTTGCTTTATTTCTTCTGCCTGTGTCTTCGCTGCGGCTGCTGTGGCATCGCGCATTGCCTTGTCGCGTTCTTCGATTACCGCTGTCGCATCCTCACGCTTCACGGCGTCGATCTTGTTGCCAAGCGAAATCTGTTCTTGGTTCTGGTGCATCTGCGTAACCCGATCCGCCATGTCGGACGGGGTTTGAATCGCGGGTTTCGTGAACGCGCCACCCACACCGGACATCGTGCCACCCAACGCAGCACCGCCAATGAACGACTCATAGTACCGATGCAGGGCGTCAGGGTTGGTCAGGGATGCGTTGGGGTTCACCGCCATACGCCCCATCTGGTTGATGACTTCCTGACCAGTCTCGCCAACCCCTTCCATCGTGCCGCCAGCAACCACCCCCAACGCAGCGCGTTCAGCCGCACCACGCAGCCCCGCACGCGACGATATATCCGCAGCACTGGGCAGGAACCGTCCAGCACCGCTCAGTCCCTTGATTGCCAGTGCTTCAGGGCCAAGGAGGTTCAACGCGGCGTAGGCTGGCGCACCAGCCAAAATAGCTGGCAAGTTGTACTGCTTGGCTTCTTCGTACTGGTTCTGGGCAATGTCCCCAGCCGCCGAAGGTATCGTTCCCGCCACCATACCGCCCATGGCACCGCGCTGTACACCCAACGACTTGGCAGCTTCATCCAACGACGACATGATCGTGGCAGAAGGTATTTCGCGCATGGCAATAGCTTTACCAGCAGCATCCAAACCAGCGCGTTCCGTTGCCAGTTTAGCCGCCAGTTCCCCTGCCGCCCGAGTGCCGATAGCCCGAGCACCCAGTGACGTGCCAGCGCTCAGACCCCCCGTCAGTCCCGCAACAACAGCTTCAGCGGAGTAGGGTAGGGACATCCCCGCCAAGGACTTCAGGTAGTCAACGAAATCGCCGGGGCCGTGTACGTCGGCAAATTCCTTTGGGCCACTGGTGCGCGACAGGATTTCGTCAGCTTCGGCTTTCTTCCGATCCGCATATGCCTGTGTGTCTAACCCAAGCGCCGCCCCCAGATTGCCATACCCGCCGAGGTAGTTGGCGACACCTGCGCGAACGTTGCCACCGAACGGGCCGTACTGCTCCTTGTCCGGTGTATTAGCCCACGCGAGAAATTTTTCTTTTTCCTGTGGTGTCATTATTATCTCTTGGATTGGCTACCCTTAATACCATAAAACTCTTGATCCGTTATTTCACCGCGTGACCACATGCTTATCGCAGCCGACACTTTGGGGTTGCCCTTGGCGTCTTCGATTTCCGCTTCAACCAACTTAGGGGGTGGCAGACGAAGTTTCAGTTCTGATGCAGGCACCGAAGCGTGAAGCGCACGTTCCATCATCGTGCCCAACTGAACATCTTGCGGATTACCCGTGTTGTTTTTCAGTTTCGTAATCAACACAAACTGGTCACGCAATTCGGCGGCTTTTGCTTCCGGCGACTTACCCTTCATTTGATCCGCCAAATTTTTGTAATGGTCTTTCAACACATTTACGTGGCGCGTTTGGTTATCACTGTCTGCTTTGACTTTATCGGCTGCGGTTCTAAGTTCCAACACCTTGCTCATACCAGAGAGCGCATTCTTATCCCTGTCATTCAGTTGGTTGTACAAAGCGGCTATGTTTGCATTAGCACCTGCCGTATCCTGACTACGCGCAGTCACCAGTTTCATCGCCATATCCGCATCGATGCCGTATTTCGTCATCAAGTCCTTCATCATTGCGTCACGCGACTTCTCGGCAGCATCCAAACCAGCAGTACCACCCGTAGCAAAGTTCTGTGCAAAGTACGGTGACGTACCACCCATCATCCCCAGACCCATTCTTAAAAGAGCCGAACTTTTATCATCGTCGGACAAATCGGACAGTCCCGGTCGCGTGGGCACCGTGATGTTTCTCATCCGTTCCGTCAGATCGGCTTCGGCGTTGGGCGTTTTGAACTGCGGCAATTCCCGCCCTTCCATCTGACGGACACGAGCGCGTATTTCAGCTATATCAGCGTCCGTATTGAGGCCAATTGCATTTGCCGGTGGCATCATGGGTTGCGCCGGATTCACAGCGACAGCTTGTTTTCTAGATTCTCCGTCCAAGATACTGGGGGTAGGTACAGTGGGGCGACCGGCAAACTCGGCCAAGTCACCGGTCTTAGGAGGTTGCGCCATTGCGTCAAACGGTTGGGCGGCAGGGGGGGCAAAAGAGGCCATACTACGCCGCAGCGCGTCCATTGGATTCGTGTTGTTGCGCATAAACCAAGGGCGATTTTCGTCGCCTGACGAAACAAACGGCAACTGCGGCAATGGTGAATCGACGGTGCTGCCGCCGACGCGACGTTGGTTCAGCAAATCGCGTGCTTTCATACGCTCCATTGCCGTTACAGTCGGGTCTTTAGCTATGCGTTCCAGTTCAATCGGGTCTATCATCGCCATATTTTTCTCCTAGGGCGTAACCGCCGCCGTCTTCGTCTTCGGTAGCAACTGACTCACCCCATACAGCGCAGTTCCTGCACCCGCCAATTGTGACAGCAATGAAGGCGGCGTACCAACGTTTGTCGTGGTCGCAGTCGTGTTTGCCAAGTTTGCCAGAGCAGTTGCATTGTTTGCCGGTAGCTGCGCAGTAAACTGGTTTTGCCCTATGTCCGACTTTGCTACAGTGTTTGCAGTTTCAAGTGCCGTACCCGCATAACCCGCTTGCGCGTTCTGTTGACGCAAAAATTCCGCGTAAGCCTTGTCCTTGGCGTTCTGGTCGGTTGTTTGCTGCAGTGCACCAGTGGAGGCTAAGTCTTTAACATCTTGGCTTTCCAGTGCTCCCCCCGCCGTAGCAATTGATTGAAGCTGCCCAGCCGACTGCAGTTCGCGTGCCTTGTCCACACCGTATAGAGTGGTAGCGCGGTCGAATGCGTCCTTCATTGCTGTGTTGACAGTGCCTTGGCGCACGAAATCGCGGTTCCTATCCAGTTCTGTTCCCATCAAACCAAACCGACTTCCGCCAAATGCTCCTGCTTTAACAGCTTGACTTGACAAACCTTGCTGTTGTTTTTGCGTATCACGGTCGTATTGCTCAAGCTGCGGGTTGAGTGCAGCCATCGTGTACTGGTTCATGTACGGGGTCAGGTTTGCCGTCGGGATACCCTTTGCAGCGTTCACCGTACCAACCTTGGCGGCTTCTATCGTAGCCTGTTGGTTGCCTTGTTTTTTACTGGCAAGGTCAATAGCGCCCTGCTGGTTAGTAGCCAGCGCCGCAGCCATCGGGTCTGTGTACTTGGTATCCGTCACACCTTTTAGCGTAGCCAATGCGCCTGTTTGATCCCCCGTCATTCCGAGCGTCGGTTTATACGCGTTGCTGTTAGCAAGATCGGTGATCGCACCACTAACCGCTTTCTGGTTTTCGGGCGTGAGTGACCGGGTTGTGGTGAGTTTCTGTTCTTTATTCCGATCTGCAAGAATAGCGGCAGTTAGTCCACCACTCAACGCGGCCAATGCGGGGTTATCTTTAATCCAATCACCAATAGCGCCAACTATGCTTTTACCGGAACCAAGATCAATACCCAGTTTTTTGGCCGCCGCACCAAGTAACTTTTTAATCTGTGCAGGGGTTTGACCGCGTTTTTTTAGTCTTTCTGCCTCGGCTTTAAGTTCTTCAGCAGTAAACTCGGTTGGGTCGTATCCGTCGCCCGGGTCATCACCGGCTTCAATGCTGCCACCGGGAGACCCATCATCGTCAATATACGGATCGTCGACTGGCGGATCGTCTGGAACGGTTAAATTGTCACCGGGATCGTCGTCGCCAGTGAGGGAACCACCACCAGTCCAATCAATAATTTTGTCGTCGTCGTCATCCATTTTTGCACCTATACCTTTGTCGATTCCTGTTTTTGGATCACCCGCTGCAACCCGCGCATCTTCTTCAGCCTTCGCTTGTTCCGCCGCTGCCTGTTCTTTTGCGATAGCCCCACCAGCTTGATCTTCCGTTTCTTGATCCGCCGCTGTTTGTACCTTTGCGATAGCCCCTTCCTGACGATCTGTTTCGTCTTGCACATCCCGTGCAATTGCTTCGTCTTCGCTATCCTGCGAACGTTGTTTCTTGTCACCGGACAAGACGGCTGAAGCGATAGAACCAAGGTCAAGATTATTGCCTGTGACAGCGGAGGCAACAGCAGCCCCAACAAGTTTTACGTAGTTACTTGGAATACCAGCGTCGGACAGTGCTTTGGAAACGGCTTCATTCCCCGCCCCCAACGCAAGCTGTTCCGCATTTATCTGTCCCGTGGATACAAGCTGTTTGACTGCGTTGGTTGCAGCGTTCAAGGCTTCGGGAGGGACTCCAAGGTCTTTTAACCCGCCGGAAATTTCCGGTGTAAGCGCACTCATCGCCAGCTTTGTTGGGTCGATAGTCCCCGTTTGAATAAACTGCGTCGCGCTTTGCGTGAGCATCTTGGCTATTGATGGGTCTACCCCCGCACTTGTCAGCGCACTAGAAAGTTCTCCACCCGTTGCGCCAAGCACCCCCCCTTTAATCGCTCCGCCAATCGGGTCTTGCGGGTTTGTTATCGCTCCAACAAGCGCCTGTTTTGCTGTTGGCGGGAGACTGTCCATTACACTTTTAAGTTCCGGCGGAATCAAGTCGGTAAAACTTTTCAGCGATTCCACGAAGCTAGACAATGCGCCTTGTACCCCCGCTTCTGCTACCCCTCCAACTGCGGCAGCTTCGACTCCGAGTGCCGTCGCTGCTTCTGCTACCCCTCCAACTGCGGCAGCTTCGACTCCGAGTGCCGTCGCTGCTTCTGCTACCCCTATTTCCGCAATGCCGAGCGCCGTCATTTCCCCCGCAAGTGCGGTGGCCGCTGCTTCACCGCCCAAGGCTGCGAGACTAGCTCCACCTGTATAAATAGCTGCCGCAATCGCGGCGAGTGTAAGAATCCCGCCTAAACCATCGTCGTCTTCCTGCGTCCCTTGCCAACGTTCCTGTGCTTGCTGCGTGCCTTGGTCAACAAAACCTTGTGTTGCTTGGTTAAAGCGCGATGGGTCTACGCCTTTCGTCCGCAGTGCATCCGAAACGGCCCGTTGTGCAATAGCGTTGTAGTTTGAACCTTCGGTGTAGCCGCTGTTGTAAGCGCCTCTGTGTTCATCACCAAACACCGGGACGGCAGCAACCAATTCCGCTTCGGAGAGTCCCGACTGCTGACCAAGCTGGCGAATTAACGCAGCAGTCGAGCCAATATCAAAGTTGCTCTGGTTGTATCTTTGAAGCGCCCCCTCTAGCGTTGTTGGCTTTGGCGCAACATAGTTCGGGTTGGCTACCCGACGAGAGTACGACCCCTCGCCGTCCCATACAGACTCGTCTACGAACTCGTCGGTCGTATTGATCGTCGGGACATAGGCCGGGGTATCCGTCCATACGGGCCACCCGTTCTCGTCAGTTGTCCACGGCATGTTTATTGCGCCTTAAACGTAGACGATACGCACTATGAAGCTGGAACTCGGTGCCGTCGTCGTAGCAAGCGTTGCTGAAGTACCGCTGGAAAGCACCAGCCCAGTACCAAACGTCCATCCTGTCGGCATCGTAAAACTAACCGTGCCAGACGCAGGCACCATAATCAGAGAGTCAGGAACGGTTGTACCCACCGTTACGGTAGCCGCAGTGTTGTACAGTCGCATGAACGTCGCCGCGCCGTTAGCTGTGTTATCCAGCGAAATCTGATAAATCACCGCGCTAGACGCTTTAACAACGGTCGCCGTCGCGCCGTTCGCCGGGTCAATAAACAGGGCTGCGCTTGCGAGGATTGCTGTATTTGAAGCTGCCATTTGGTACCCCTTAGTCGTTCACACGAGCCAGTAGTTAGTTCCATCCGAACGTATCGTAACGGAGTCATATTGCGTAGGAAGCGTTTTAGTAGCCGACCCATCAATGTTTCCACTAACTGTATTAATAGTCAATGTGTTAGCGCCAGCCGTAATACGTTTGATAATGAACTGGTACATCAACGTTGTGCTGGCTGCTGGTAGCGTTACAGCAACGTTATTACTCGTCGTGTTTACAAGAATCACACCCGCATCTGAAGTACCAAGTGCAACCGTCGCAGCCGTAACAGTCTGCGAAGACGAAAACGCCTTCAACACAGGGTTGATCTGGTCAACTTGACCCACAAAATACAAACGAAGGACGCGCAGCAACTCAAAAAAATACAGCTTACTGTACTGATCCGGCGGTCTGGGAAGCGCAGGCGCAGCCATTACGACTTCCTCCCGTCAACGCGAATGTTCAAGCGCGGTATGCCCAGTTGCCACCACGTACCAAGTGTGTTGCTCGTAATACGAAAAGCCAGTTGTCTCCCCCGCACCCGAACATACACTTCATTCGTGTACAAACTTTCAGGGGAAATGGCTGTAGCCGTTACCGTTTTGGCTGTAGACGAACCCTGCGCTGCGCCGGGAAAGTTCCTAGGATACAGCGTAATTTCCACCGAGGGCGTTGCGGTAGTCGATTCACTAAAGTCGATGTCTGGGATTATTTTGTCTACAAAACTGAAATGGTCGCCATCGTCAATATCAAAGTCCGCCGATTCTATAAAGGAAGTGATTGCCGCTGGCGTAGCGCCTGCTTCGTCGTCCGCTGACGCTTCGTGATACAAAATGCGATTGTTGTAGTCCGTAGCCATTGGGTAGGGGCGCAACGGAGAATCCAACCAAGCTGTGCGTGCCAGTGTTCCATACGCCCAAGTAGTATCTACGTAGTTGTATATTACGTAGGAGTCAATAGTATTGCTGTTGGTAGAGCAATAGAACCACCACACTTCGTTGTATTTGTAATTGGTCGCCGCAAAAACTTGAAATGTCTGATACGTATTTATGTTTTTAAAGACGTGTGACCAAACGGTACTCATCAAGGGCGAAATTTGACCGGTATACGTATAAAAACGATCCTGCGCCATCCAATAAACAACACCGTCCGCTGTGACTGCGGCATTAGGCGAAATGATCCCGTGGCTATCACCGAGAATATTCAAACCAAAAGTAAGCGGCGCACCCACGTATTGCAGTGAATATACAGTCTGGTCAGTCCAAATCAGGATTTCCTGTCGCGTCTGAAGTGCCGCCACAACATACGATCCGTTTTGCATCCGCAAATCACCAGCCGAATTCGTTGCTGTGGGTTGCCAGTTGGCGGCATCTTCTGCGTCTGACCACCTGATAAGCAACGGATCAAATGCCCCCGACCCACCCAATTGATCTGCACCAATGCAAATAAGGTGACGGTCGTTATCAGACACCATAACCACGTTCGCTTGCGTCGGCGCTTGTGACGCTCCCGACAATGCAGTCAATGCAACCATGCGACCCAACGCAGACGTATCCCAGTAGTACACCCCGCCGCCGCGCACGCACGCGACTAAGTCTTCACCAAAGTTATCATGTGACCAGAGGCGTAATTGCGAACCCACCGATACTGTAGCTGCGGAACCATAACCGCCTCGTCCGTATGTACCGGCACCCCACCCCGCACCGATAACGTATATATCCAGACCCGTGTTGATCTGGTAAGCACCAACAACTGCACCTCCGCCGTTACCGGTATCAGAAGCATTTGCCGTCGCCGTTGCGGTAAACGTGTATGAACTACCGTTGATGACAGTGATCTGATACTCTGCATTTAACACCGCCGCAGTAATCAACCCACCAAGTGACACGGCCCCGGAAAAAGTTACATAGTCGTTCGTTACAGCCCCGTGGTTTGTGTCTGTCGCGGTAATCACAGCGGAGCCGTTCGTAGCTGCAAACGTCACATCACCTGCAGCCGTGGTAGAACGAATTGGTGTAACGTCCAAGAACGTGCCACTAACCTCTATCATGTATTTCAAGTGCGTACCGAGGCCAAGATAGTTCAACCCGGCAAGACTGATCCAGTTGATTAACGCACGCGCAGTACCTGTGAATTGATTTGCTGTATATCGTACCCACCCGCCCAGTTTTTCAGGGTACCCAGAACGAAACCTAACCTTATCCGTAGCGTAATAAGTACCCTCGTTGGAATAGTTAGTTCCTTCACGATCAACGCCGGGTTTTAGTTTTAGTGTTTTGTACACTGTTTATTTAGTTGGTTGAGCGTTGAGCAACATACGGTCTTTGTTCTGGGAACCTTGGGTGGTACCAAACCAGAAGCTGATGCACCCCGTCCACGCTGTACCCAATGAGCCAAGCATAATCATGATCGGAGGGGAGTCCACTACGTTGTTGTCGTGCATCATCCAGCCAAGGATGCCAAAGAACCCTGCCGTAACCATGTAGGTGAGAACAGTCGGTGTGGACGAATGCGTTGAAATTTGCATCTGCCGAGCCGAGTCCCTGTCCTTAAACTCCAGATCGGCGTAACGAAACCCGCGTTCTTTTTCGTCGTTCTGGTACTGGAGTTCCAGCTTTTTGATTTCAGCAAGGTGCTCAGGGGTGATCTTGCCGTCTTCAAAGGCTTTGGTGACTGTGGTAACGGTAGCGTTGTCCACCCCGATGATCTTGCCCAGCGCAGACACAGCAATCCCGCCCAGTGGCCCAAGCAATGCGCTTGCAAGCGTTGGAGCCAGCCCTTTCAGGAAGTCACCCATCACGCAATCCCCTGTGAGTAAGTCACGCGTCCACCAAGAAACGTAGCCGACAGCGCCATCTGGCGCGTAGCCGGGGCAAAGCTGATATGCACCCAAGTGCCTTCATAAATCAGTTGGTCGTATTTGATGTCGCTATTCAAGATCGCCTTGCAGATTTCAAGCGGTGTTCCAAACTTGGGGGCCGTAAAGTCAATTGCCCAACCTTCAGGATGTGCGCCTGTAGGAGAACCACCAATCGCCGCGTTTAGCTTGGGGCTACGATACCAAGATGAGACATGGATAGGCGCATCCAAAAAAGCCCGAACTTCTTCCATTCCGTCCGCAGCTTCACCCATGTTTGCCAGCACTTCAGGGGGCGGCGTATTGTCGATCCCCTTGCGCGTAGCAGTTTCGCTGTGGATTGCTTCTGCAAGCGTGAAATGTGCAGACAAGTTCATTTCTTTACTTGGTTTTACTTTTTTGAGCCATTGAGTAAGGCATAACGGCCCCTTTTTTTACACCTTTTGAAGATTGCATTTCTTTGGCTGAGTTTTTCATCATTTTTCCATTCGGCATTTTGTGCATACCAGCTTTAGCGTGTTTCATAAAACCTCCTTTGGGGGAAAGTAAACATTACTTGGTTGTAGAAGGAATATTTGCACCGACCGGATTAGGCGTTCCGACAGGGGCCGCTGAAAACGAACTAGTCCCGAAAGGAACGCGGTCATTAGTCCAAGGTGATTCGTTGATCGGGCCGTAGCAGTTGGCAAGCTGCACACCGTTTACTTTTTTGGCTTGTTTGTCGCACATCATAGCCCACTGGTTTGACATGCCGCCGCCCGGTTCAGTATTGGTGACAAACGTCCTTGGCGTCATGGTGACTACTGCCCAAGACGGGGCTTGTGGATATTCAGTAATAGTGGAAAACAAACTCCAAACCTTACCCGGCGGTGCCTTGCAGCTACCGCTCATCAGTTTGACGTTGGCAATTGCTTTACCCGTCAGTACAGGGCAAACCGCCATGCCTTCCTGAAACTCCTTACCTTCTATACGGATTATTTTGCCAGTAGGTACAGAACCGCTGGCGGCGCACAGAGCAAACTCGCCGTTGCAGATCATTACGTCTGGGCCACCAGCAAACGCAGGAAATGATGCCAACGCTATCAAAATAAACTTAATCATTTTTCATTCCTTTTGTTCCAGAGTTCAAATATGGTTTTAATCTTTTCTTCCAGTACCGCAACTCTTAGGTCAATCTTTGACAGCACAATGATTAGCGTAATCAAGGCCAACAGAATGGGCCACGCCTTCACCAGCATATCAAAGGTGTCCACTACACTGCCTTAGTCACAAGGTGGAGCAGCAAGGCAATAATGAACCCCGCAATGGTAATGCCGATATGCTCGATCCGTTTCAGACGGGCGTTGATCGTGTCGTAGCGCAGTTCGCATACAGCTTCATGCGAGGTCACACGAACGTCGAGTTCGTTGGGGGTCGCCATTATTTATCCGACACAGGTTGAGTGGTCATGAAACGCAGCACAACGATTGCCACCGCAATGACCCCGCCGATTGCCGCTTGAACTGCGGGTTGCACGGGGATCTGAAAGAGGAAACCCTGCGCGACGGAAAGAAGCGCAACGATGATGCCGAGCCAGACTGTTTTTGATCTAAGGATGTTCATAGGTGCGCGTCCTTATTCTTCTTTGACTACGGGTTTGGTCAGTTCTTCAATCCTACGCCCCGCCGCAGCCAGCAGCGCCCTCAGATGCACGACCTCATTCAATGCTGCGTCCCGCTGCATCTGTACGGCTTGCACGATATCTTGCGGCTCGGTTTTCAGTTCTTCGCTCACGGTGTGTCCTTATGGGTTTATCGTGCTGCTTCTAATGCGGCAACTTTGGCAGATAGTTCTTGGACTGCTTTAACCAAAGGTGCAGTTATTTGCGAGTAATGGACAGACTCAGGACGCATTCCAAGTTCTTTATTCTCTATGTCAATATAAGACATATCCACAAGCCTCTCGTCGGGGAAATCTTCCGCGATAAACCCTACTTGCGGGAGATCGTTTTCCTTCAGCCTGAATTTGATAGGCTTAAGCGTATTGATGAAATCCAGTCCAATATCAATCGGCTCCTCGTCTTTTTTATACCTACGCGACGATGTCAAAGTTTTAATGTAGCCACCCGACAGAATAAGAGCGGTTCCAGTTGATGCACCTATTTGCCCCGCGTAGACGTTGCCGTCATCCTCAACGCCAAAACTCTGTGCTGTGTTTGACCTTTGCACATACATAGAAGAAAGCCCACTTCTTCCAAGGAGCGCAAAAACACCGTTTGCAGCCGCCCCGTTAACCAACAGATTGTAGGTACTCCCTACCGCAAGGGCGGTGGAACTAACACTTACTACGCTTGCACCGTTGGCAATCCGCATCTCAATGGTACCGGCAACGGGGGCGTTGAGGTAAAGTGTAGGATCAACCCCCGTAGCGTTGCCACGCAACCCCAGCAGCGTGTCTTTTGCAAACGCATTGTTAAGCGTAACTGTTCCATACCCGGTTCCGTCTGATACCTGCCCTAACGCAATCGCAGCATTCATGCCCGAAACTTGCGCTGTTAACTTCCCACCAAACGTAGAAGCAGCCCCGACGAAATAAAGCGGCGTGTTCGTGCCATCGTAAAACTGTAAGTTACCGTTGTTGTATATCTGCCACGTTGTTGCGGTTGCATTGGTTTTTGCGAGGTAGATGGCTGGCTGTGTTGCGTGATTTATTGTCAACGCGCCAACACCTGCGGATGCTGCGCCTATTGTCGTAGTGCCGGGTATGGTTACGGCACCTGCGGAGTTGATGGCTAATGTATTTACGCCGTTGTTTACAAATTGGTGCGTTGTTGCCCCGGAAGCATCGTAAGTAAGTCCTGAACCATTACCGTAAAACCTATGGTTCAGCGGCCCGGAGCCTTGCAGATACAGCATCGACCCGTTTGCGCCGGTGGCAATCGCGATCTCGTTGTAGCCGTTACCAAAACCGACCGCAGCCCCGCCCACGCCGAGGGTGCCGTCCAACTGTGTCGCACCGGATGTTACCCACAGGGCTTTTGCATTGGTAATCGTCCCGCCACCGGAGATGGTAGGCGCTCCAGCGATACGCACAGTATTGGCATTCGTTACCGTTCCCGTCCCGCTGATCGTCGGCGCATCTATTGCCAGCCCATCTATATAACTGTGGTTGACTGAGCCAGTCGCCGCAGTCTGGTGCATGTAGACACCGAGGATGTTGTTTGTGCTAGTAGCGGTCAGAGCATGATTGATCTCAAGACCATACGCATCGCCCGATCCTGTCCACGACCCTGTGAGTTTAGTTTGGGCGACTGTACTGACAGCACCACCAAAAGCCGCCGCCCCCGTCACGCCGAGGGTGCCGGTTACGGCGATGCCCCCGGACAGCAGATCAAGGACGTTCGTGCCACCTACCGTAAACCCGAATGCGTTGGCGGTAGAAATTGTTCCCGGCCCCCATTGCCAGAGCGAGGCAGCGGCGTTGTATTTGCTGTTGAAATAACCCTTTGTTGTAAGGCTAAGTAAACTGTCAGTCCCAAGCGTAGAAAGTCCCGTCACACCCAAAGTCGTCCCAACCGTAGCCGCACCCGTTACAGTCAAGGCACCACCAACACCAAACGCTCCTACTACTTGGTTCGCCGCTTCAACGATGTCTGTACCGTTGGAGGTGAGGATGACTTTCTTGCCGTTGGGTACAAGAACTCCGGTCTGACCAGAGACTTTAACGGTGACGGCAAAGCCACCCGAAGTGTTGTTGAAGATGAAGTACAGCTTCTTGTTGGCAGGGACGATCAGGCTGGTCGTAGAAAACGTCAACGCACCCGTCATCTCAATATACATATTACGGGCTACACCTGTAGCACCGTTGGGGATCGTGATCGTGGTATTAGCACCCGATCCGTCAGTAATGGCTTGAGTTACATACCCTGAGATGGCCTGTTCAATCAGCGTTCCAAGGTTTGTATTGGTCGTCGTACCCCAAGTACCGGACTGATCGCCATTAGCCATCAAATCAAGTGCGAGGTTCGTGCTGTACGTGGATGCCATGTTTAATCCTTATGTTGCAATTTTTGCTTAGACAACACAGTCATTACCTGTACCTAGCCGTTTTTTTAGCCACATTTTTAGGTTGAGCCACAAACTGTTTACCTGCGGCCTTTCCTTCACGCTTTGCTTTGGTGGTTGCAGCGTACTCGGCGCTGGTCAGGGCTTTAATCGCCCCTTCTGGCAGATATCTTTCGCCCGTTTGGGACGACGGTTTACCAGACTTTGTGCGCCATTTCTGGTCGCCCCAGTTTTTAAGCGATTGTTGTGGCGCTTTCAATCTCTGTACCCTCCACCCGCAGCCTTGTATTTTTTAGCTACAAGCTGTGCTTTTCTGGCGCTCCATTTTCCAGCACCAGTCCCTTGAACCGCAGCAGACTTCACCTGCGACACAATCCGTTTGCGCATACCGGGCTTGGTGTAGTTTCCAGCGGCGTTGACTGTAGACTTGGTTGCCATGTCAGCACTTCCACGCTCTTAAACTTTTGTTGATCCGGCTATTGGGGTCATTAGCGGTCTTGGCGGAGGTCAGCTTCTCTTTCATCCCCGTCATCCTCGCGCAAAATGAATCCCTGCGGCTACCACCTTCGGGTTGGGGCCGTTTCAGTCCCGGTTTCCCCGGATTGGCTGCGTTGTAGGAAGCCCTACCCTTGGCGTTCAGGCCACCACTCTTTGCTTTTCCTTCGACTCTTGTCCATGCTGGTGTCTTCGGGTTTTTAACCATGTTGATTCTCCACGACAGCTTTGCAATTTAAGTTGCGCTAATCCAACCGGGTGTTTGTGTATTATCCACCACAAGCCACGCGGGTGTCTGTGTTTCGTTAACCCCTTGCCAATTTGGATTTTGCCCCGGTACTGCCGGTGTCCACGGTATGACAAACACCCCCGTATAGGATGTACCTAGAACACCAGATAATGCAACAGACGCTGACGTTGCCAACGTGCCCACAGAACCTGTAGCACTTACGCCCGTTAATGCAATTGCTACAACCTGTTCACCAATTATCGTCCCCGTAGCACCTGTAGCACTTACGCCCGTCAGCGCCAGCGAGGGCGCAGCCGTCACCGTCCCCGTAGCACCTGTAGCACTTACGCCCGTCAGCGCCAGTGAGGGCGCAGCCGTCACCGTCCCCGTAGCACCTGTAGCACTTACGCCCGTCAGCGCCAGTGAGGGCGCAGCCGTCACCGTCCCCGTAGCACCTGTAGCACTTACGCCATCAATTGCCGCTTCTACTAAACTTTCACCATACCCACCGCGACCCCATACACCAGTTCCATAACCGACATACGTGGTGATCGTTGCCATTTTAAGCGATGCGTATCAAACCCGTGGATGCATCATTCGTCGGCATCGTCAAAGAAAACGTGCCAGCCGTAATTGATTGAGCGCCAAACGTAAACACCGCTACAGCAAGTTTTGTAGATGACGTAAAGTTGTACATCAGTGCAGCATCAAACGACCCCGATGACGTTAACGCCGTCCACGATACCGATGCCGACGGAGTAAAAAACGAAGTAGTGCCGCTGGTGCTCGGCGCGGTAGCGGTTGTGAGCGCAGCCCCACCCGCAGTGTAGTTGCCCGTAGCCGCAAGTTCACCCGTAGAGTTGTAGACCGTATCACTCGCATTCCGCGTAGCCGACGCCAGATACAGTGCCATGTAATAGGTGTCTTTGGTCGTGCCACCACGAATAACCGAAGAACCAAAGGCGTGAAGACCGTTCATAATGTCGGCCTTGAACTGTGTACACATTGCTTGAGTATTAGCCATAAATTAACCTCCCAAAGTTCCCTGCGTTGCAAACATAAGTGGCATACGCTTCAAAGCCACGTTTGCCGACCTGTGGACAAGTTCTCCATCCAACCAATACTCAACCCATGATGCGGTTTCGTTATCGTTGTCGTGACCCCCAGTCCTTTTCTCAAGCAGCGAATCGTCCATATCGCCTTTGGTCGTAGTAACAATCATACCAACCTCTTTTTAGATGCGTCATCGCCGACGGATTTTAGTAGTGACAAACCTTCCTTAAACTGCGCGTCATACGACTTCACCAATTCATCTTCGCCTTTTAAGTACAAGTATGCCTGCACCATCGACCCCCAGAACAAAACGTTATCAAAATTATTACCGAGCCAGCTAGTGCCGGTGTCAACAATCGACGAAGGTTTGTAGTAGTAGTGCAATTCAACTACGTATGACACGGCTGGCGTCTTGGACAATAAAAACGTTGTGTCATCGATGAGTCCGTAATACAACGGCACGCCCATTGCTGCGGGTTCTGGGTACGCCGCACGCAACCAATCTACATCACGAAATTGCATGTTGTAATACGTACCCGCATCCACAATTGAAGCGGCAAACGCTGCCAAAAAGTCAGTTGGTACTTCCAAATACCTATTACCAGCAGTCGCCGTGCCTGTAGAACGCTTGCGTGTAGCCGGAAGCTGCACCGCTTGATAGATACGTTGCTCCGCCGCTTTAACAAAATCGGGGATATGCGCAACAAACGAAGTCTCGGCGTTTTCACACCCGTCCTGAATCATCTGTGAAAGTGCTGCGTAGTTCATGTTTCGCCCCCAAATACAGGCTCACCGGGGAACAACAACTCAGCTATCGGCGTAGTGTCTTCCAACACGCGAGAAGCAGCCGCATCTAAATCGGGAGCAGGGTGATACAGCGCAGTATTGTCCGACATATTTATGGGATATTCCGCTTCGTTTTTTATGTCGTAGCAAATGCGACAGACAAGCAAATTAGGCGTTTGACCGTCACTACGCAACTGCGACAGTTTGAACCTAAAGCCGCACTGTTGACATTCAGCAATCGCATATAAACCTTTTGCATATCCAGCCACTACCGCCGCATCCCAAATTTAGGGCGAATCATAGTGGGCGAACGTTGACGATCTTCTTGCAGCGCCATTCGCAAGTGTTGTTCGTAATCCCCCTTCAACAACTGATATTTGTCAGGTGCAAACTTTAACGCCAATCGCGCCGCCAACCCCGCACACATTGTTTCCTGCCACCGATACGGCACGTCAAGTGTGTTTGTCGCATCCCCCGCATCTTGCAAACGACGCAGTCGGTAGTAGATGATCTGATCCGTGCTCAGTATTGGATTCGACCACAGTGTGATCGTAGGTGTCGTTTCCTGACGGTCAAAATAATACCGACTAGGCAACCCTTCCTGCGTCTTGCTGGGGATCGCCAAATACTCGTCGCGCTGCATAGGAAACACGTTCACATCAAGACCGTTACGACGCAGCACCATGTCGAGGATGGCTATCGTTCCAACGGGGGTGTTGTACGTCGGCACCGCTTCAGTCAGTAGCTGTGTCTGCTGGTCAACCGCCCACAACAAAATACCGATGTTCGCCATCGCGGACAACATAAACTCCATTGACCGCCGAGCAGCACGCAAATGACGCCCATCAAGCGTTTCTAACGGAACGCCACAACGTTCAAACGCCTCGTCGTAGATTTCAACAAGTTCGGGCGACCAGCTATACGTGCCAGAAGTTGCCATTTATATAGCCTACGCGTCTTTAACCATCGACAACACGATTGTGTACGATTGAACGCCACTAGCCCATCCAACTGTAGTCAGGAAAATATCGCCAGTAACACCAGTGCCAGCGTTATTATACAACCCCCCAAAATCCCGATATTTTGCGTGTTGTGAACCGACAAGTGTAGTTATCAACACAGGCGTCGTAGCATCCCAATCCAACTTTACCGTCAGTTGCGAACTGATTTGCCACTGAATTTTGTCTATGCGAATAAGTGAGCATGAAGGCACCAACGCACTTACATCCACTTTGATCGTGCGCGCTTCATCCGACGTATCCAGCAAACCCGTTAACTTAACAATTGCGTTACGCGCCCCTTGTTGAAGAATCTGTACCGCAAAAGCATTAGCCATAAAAAACTCCTATGCGTTGCAGGAGGCGGGTTATCCCGCCCCCCACACTTGCAATATTACGAGAACGGCGTGGCAACAGTACCAGACCCAATCAAAACACCGTTTACAGACCAGAGGTTAGCCGCCAGCGCAACCAACGTAACAAAACTACCCCGCGCAGCACCACCTGTAGTGGTTGCGTTCAGCGTGATAATTGTGCCAGTTACAGAAGCAAAAGCCATTGTAGTGGTTCCGCTAACAATCAAGGAACCAACAAGTTTGTTTGAAGCGCCGCAGGTTACTGTTTGAGCAGAAGCGCCAGCCGAGATGACGTTAAAGAACAGCTTAAATTCAACGCCAAGGTTGTTTGTTGCGTCCGCGCTTACACCAGCGCTAGCCGTTGAAGTTGCGTCAATGGTCGGCAGGGTGATTGCACAGGTAGCGGGGACAAGGCAGATTTTACCGCCATGTGTAGAAACAGAAAGCGTCGCTGTTGCGCCAAGCGTAACAATATTGTTACCGCCTTGCGAAATAAAACCTGCGAGGGAACGAACCGGCCCCGAAAAGGTAGCTTGACCCATGATGATATTCCTTATGTAGTAGCAAGAAGCCTATGTAATCTCTACTACGTCTGCCGAAGCAGTTTACATAGGTAAAACGGGGGGCCGAAGCCCCCCTGTTATCTACGCGCCGGGAGTGCCGTAGGCACCGCGCCAGTCCGACCAGCCCACCACATAACGCTCACGCGCCTTGTAGCGAAGGTTTCCCGACTCAAAGTCGCCTTCCATGCCAGTCTTCATAGCCACACGCTCAATGTACTTCAGACCATCGGCGCAGTCAGTGCACAGAAAAAACTGATCCGGGTCAGTGAAGTAGTGGTTCATCTTCACGCCCTGTGCGCTCAGAATACCCATTTGCTTCACAGCGTTGATGTCACGATCCGACGTTCCGGGACGCTCATCACCACCCAGCAGACGACGGGCGACGAATTGCAGTTGGATCGGAATGTTCAGGCTCTTAACCATCAGCGCCATCGGGATGCCCCGGTCAGCAACTGCTTGACCAATCAGGATGAGCAGGTCTTCCAGCGAGGTTTCTGCCAGATCAGCAGGAGTAGCCAGCAGGTTCGATCCGTTCACGCCACTCTTGGTCGGATGCGAGGCCGAAAACAACGGTTTGCCGTCACCACCAGCGTAGTTCGTGTCGTATCCGTTGTTGATGACGTTAGCGGCTTTGACGTTCTTTGTGTACTGCATCGAACGGGCCAGCGCCTTACTCATCTTTGAACCAAGGTCGCCGTACAGGTTATCTTCCATTGCTTCTTCAGTCAGCGCGAACGCCACAGCAACAGTTTCAAAAATGTACCGCGACACGTAGCTTTCCGACGCTTGGTCATACTGAACCGCAGCGCCTTCAGCTTTTACTTCCGCACCACCAAACCCAGTCATCAGAACATCTTCGACATAGGCGCGGTTGGACTCCTTGTTGACGGTCAGGAATTCCCGCCACTCTTCAGGATACTGCTTGTACTCCAGACCAAAAACTGCGTTAAGGCCGGGGACGAGTTGCTTACGAATTAGTGCGCGATTGATAGCCATGATTTATCCCCTTATACGCCGGTCGTGGTCAGGAACAGATGCTCATTAAACTTAACTTCGAGCTTCGTGTTCGTGAAACCAACAGGGTTGTTAGCGAGTGCGCGAATTCCAAGAATACGGAACTGCGCTGTGCCGGAGCCGGTGCCAGACGTAACGTTCAGGGACGAACCAGACTGACCAGTGAAGTTGCTGCCGGTGCCCACAACGTGGTCGGCGTTCATTCCAACCATGTCTTGCGTCACAACAGTCGTTGCATCAGAAGTCACGTCATACGTGATGTTCGGATCGTCGTACACATAAGCCGTAATTGTCGTACCGGTAATGACAGCGGTACTTGCAGGCCAGTTGGGGGCAAACTTGATCGTGTTATCGCTAGACGCAACATACGTGCAACCAGCAAAAATGCCGATAGCAGTAGCGCCAGAACCTGCGACACCGATTTCAATGGTTCCGTCAGAGTTCAACAGCACCATGTCGCCAGTGTAAAAGTTGTCGTTGAAACCAGTGGTACCAGAAGTAAGAATCTGATACGCGTTGGCACGAATTACGCCCCCCGCCATGTGACGCAGCGGCGTAAACCCGGAAAAACCAAACGAGTTTGCTGCCATGAGAAACCTCCATAAAACGAAATTGAAAAGAAACCCGCTTCCTCTCTACTCTCGCTCGACTGAAAGTTCTACACGTCAGCGCCACCGGATTTGCCCCCTAAAATAAAAAAGGCACACCGTGATGTGCCCTTTCTACTCCACCTTTTAGAAGATGTCAACTTTCTCCGTCAGTCATCGGTTTTACCTCCCGAACCAGCTTACTGGAGCGTTCCTGCGTGATCTGCATGGACGGGTGGCTTTGCGCCTGCAGTTCTGTCTCAATAGCACTAGTCACACGGCGTGTCTCACCCGCGTAAAACTTACGACGTTTTTCCACCATTTTGGTAGGCATCTCGCACAGCACCATACCTTCGACACCAATGGTTCCCGCCCATTTCCCATGCGCAATAGTGGGTGCTTGGTATGACGATGGCACCGTAGATGCCGCACGCGGCTTCCACCCCTCACGGAACTTGCGGGACGTATTTGTCGGGTCTGGGTCGTTGCGGATAGCAACCCTGATCCACCGCTGTGCAAAACCGGGGCGTGCGGGGGGCGCTTCAAGGCTGGTAGGGCGAACCCACGGTTTATCAGCCTCGGACTTGTTTGCATCCGCCAACTCATACGTTTCGTACTCGCGGGACTCATGCACTGGTTCACGCGCACGCTCACGAGACAGCGAGACGCTGCCGGGGATAGGAACGTTGTCGTCAATTTGATGCGTATTTTTTGTCATGTTAGGCTCCAGAGTTATCTTTCATCTGACGTGCAAATTCTTTTAAATGCATTTTATTCGTTGGGTCTAGCCCAAACTGACGCATTGTGGCAAGGTCAGATTGGCGCAGTACAACCTTACTGCTATTGCTCCTACCCGCACTCGGAGCCGAAGCCCCCGCAGTTGGCGCATCCACCGTGTTTTTCTTCCGACGAAGCGTGGGAAAAGCTGCATCAATGCGTTGATCCAATTCCTGATAATAATCAGACGATTTTTGGTCGTACCCTTCCGACGCCAATTCCGCATCCACTACCAATGCGTACCGACGCTGCGTTTTAAATTTATCGTGGTTAAACCAACTGGCATTCTTTGTCATCCACTGCGCTGCAATTGGATTCGTTGGAGGCGTAGGACGCCGTGCGGGAGTCGGCGTAGAAGTCGTTTCCACAGCTTGAGCCGATGCCGCCTTTCTTTCCGGCGCAGCAGGAATGCGACTATGCATATCCTTGACTTGGTTCTGCTTGAAACGCAAGTCATCAATTTCCCCTTGAATTTTCTGCTCGACTTCAAAGTCAGCGCCGTCACGCGCCGCTTTTAGGTCGCGTTGTTTTACATCCATCTCCTTGCTAAACGCATGGATCAGGACTTCCGCGTAGTTGCGCTGCAACTCAAGGTTGCTGACACGCAGGTTCTCGGCTTCTGTTTCACGCTGTGTTGCACGCGCTTCAAATTCCGCACGTTGTCCCACCGCCGCATTAGCCGCAGCTTCAGCAGTGCGACGAATACGAATCTCGCGTTGGATGCGTTTCTGGATTGCAGGCGTGAACCCTTTGTATTCCGTATCAGCGGGGTCTTCACCAGTGTCGGCAACAGATGTTTCGTTTTCAGCAGGTGCTTCAGCTTGGTCGGCAGCAACCGGTTCAGCCGGTGCGTCTTCTTCAATACTTACTTCAATGTCGTCGTCAGGCTGAACTGATGCGACTGCATTAAGGTCAAGCGGTTGCAGCCCATCAGCCGCATCTGCTTCGTCTTCGTCAACAATCGGCTTTCCGTCAGGCAGTGCCATGATGTGTCCTTATACGTAGATTTTAAGTGAATCGGGGTCGGGCGCAATGCCGAGCACTTCATCATCGTTAATCATCAGAAGTTTTACGCCTTTGTAGGACAGCATCTGTCCCGCGTAACGCCCATAAATCACCCAGTCACCGACCTTGGGCATATCATCCTCACCCTGCAAACGCGCATGTGTGTACGCCAGCTTACCCATCGCAACAATGCGTCCGATGTAATTCAGGATGTCCTGCGAATCCCGCGTATCGTCAGGTAGCGCAATCCCGCCTTTTGATACCGACTGCGCCACGTTGGGTTGTACCAACACGCGCCAGAAAATAGGACGCGGCCTGTTCGGGTCGTTCACCATATCAACCGGTTCCATTATTCGTCATCTCCCGAGTTAAGTAGTTTTGCAAAAACTTCGTCCATCAATACACGAGCATCATTCAGACCTTGCACACGGCCCGTGCTGCTCTTGTACTCGGCGTAGTCTTTTGCTTGCCCACTGCCGATCTTGCGCATGTTGTCGGCTATTTTCTTGTCTAGGCACAAACGTAGCGCATCCCGTAAATCCATCATGCTGTTCATTAGTTCTCCTTTATGTAAATCTGGCCGGGTTACTTTCAAAATTAGTCACGATAGGCACCGGCCCAGCGCCCTGACCGCCCATCTGCATACGCGAAATTGCCTGTATGACCTTATCAAACGGTGCCCCAAGCGCCTTGGACAACACCGCCAGTTCACGCGGCGACATTTGCACCCCGGATTTCGTGATGAACTCCTGTGCCTGTTTCACCATATTGGGAGAAATTCCCGACAACGCATCTTCACGATCCACATTTGCAGCCAGTTCCGCGTTCTTGCGTTGCTGGTCGGATTGGAACTCGGCATCCTTGTGTTGCAACTTCTGTTGGAACTCCGCATTCTGCGCCTGCAACTTCTGTTGTGTCGTTGCTGCATCTGCCTGCGGATTTGCGCCGCCTTGAGGTTGCTGGCCCTGCTGCGCGGCTTGCTGTTGCTGGATTTGCTGCATCATCTGTTGCATTGCCTGTGCAGACGCCTTGGCAATCTGCGTTTCAATTTCCGGCGGCAGGTTAGGCATCATCGGGAGGGTTTTCTCCGCATCCCATTTCACGGGAGGCAACTGCACGCCCATCGCCACAAACTTCATGTACTGCACCATTGCCATGTGTTCAGCGATATGCGCCGTCATGAGCGGGTGATATTGCGGCGGTAGTCCTTGTATCTGTCCTTGGTGTACCGTCATGTGCGATGCGTGATCCTGATCCAAGAACGCTCTAATGGGCCTACCCATCAACATCACGGAACCTTCGTTCAACGGGTCAACACGTTGCGCATCGGCTGGTTTGGGAAATATCTTCTCCGGGTTTGGATAACGCAGCGCCGTCAGCAACTGCACCGCCGCTTCACGCCGGTCGCCCATATCAGGCAACTGCGTCGTCATCTGGAACGCCGACTGCGCCAGTGCAATACGTTGTGCGCTGGAAAAGATGTTCGGGTCGGATACAGGAATGATGTCAACGCGCCCGTCAAAGTCCGCACGCAGCACGTTTTGTTCTTGCGTCTGCATACGATACGGATAGGCGTCGGGCAGGTGTTCGCCGTTCAACTCGGCAATGTGCAAGAACTCGTCACCAAACGCCTTGTGCAAGCGTTTGTGAATGCCGGAGAACACCTTGCTCCCCTGTTCGATCTGCGCAACCATCGTCCCCACCGGGCCAGTCGTTGCAGCATCGCCCGTCATCGTTTCCGTAGTGGATGCAAATTTCTGCCCCGCTTCAACCAGTACCCCCAACAACTTCTCAAGCGTTGGGCTGGGTTCTTTCCACGGGGGCGTGTAGAACGCACGTTGCAACTCATCCGCCGTCATCTCGGTGTCTTGCCACTGACCGGGCTGCAGAATTACATCGCCCTTGATCTTCGCGTCAATGGACTTGAACCCGCCCTGCAACGTGGCAAATGCACCGGAATCAATCAAAATACGCAGGATTTCGCTTGCCGCATCTCCCAAATTGCCGATGCAGTGCAGCAACCCGAATCCATAAAACCCAAAGCCGGGGAGAAATTTCTTGTGCGTAAACCGAATGCGTTTACGTTGCAGCCGATCCGTTTCTTTCCAGTTCCTGTAGATGCTCAGAACCTTGCCGGTTTCGCTGTCGATGGTAATCATGAACGGCAACGGTACCGCTTCCACTAGCCCTTCCACATCGTAATCAATGTGCACTTCGTACAGCGTGTATTCCTTGTCTGCGTCCAGCGTATCGACTTTAATCTGACCGTCAAGTTCCTGCAGTTTGGATGTCAACGGCGCTTCGCTCAAATCCGTACTGACTGGTTCGCCCAAATCAACTTCGTCATAAACCCCCGCCGCCATCGCAGCACGAAGCTGATTGCCCGTCATCCGAACGACGTGGGTGTAGCGGGTTGCTTCCTCCAGTGTCTTGGTGTTGTACGGCACAATAAAGTCGTCGCAATGCACCCACCGACTCAACACCCGTTCTGTTGCAGGGCAGTAATACTGTTTGTCAAACTCGCTGCCGGTGAAGGGCAGGAGGAACATCATTTGGTCGCGCTCGTCGTAATACGACCGATCTTCAATCGTAAGCTGGTAGTTCATATACCGCTCGACGCGGCTTGCTTGCGCTTGCACAGCCTCGTCACTCAGCCCTTCGATAAACGATTTTACCGGGCCACCGGGGGGCAGCAACTCCGTCATCGCACGGGCCTGAAACTGTGTTGCCGCTTCCAACAGGAGGGGGTGCGTAACCTTTGCAATCCCGGTGTCCGCATCCGAGTCGGGGTTGTACACACCAAGACGCTGCAACCCTTCTTTCAGTTTTTCATACCAATCCTTACGACTATCGATGTCGTTCTTGACCATTTCCAACACACTGGTGCCAATATCTTCACGGTCATCTTCTTCCATGCAGC